TGATTTTCATTGAATCTAATAAGTCTATCCAGATATGAAACAGCACTATACCCTGCAGGTATTGATTGTGTATGAGGATCTATATCTACCCACTCGCCATCTGCATTCTCATAGTGATGTACTGCAGTATATTGAGGTCCGTCTCCCGAACATATAAGTGTTTGTGTTTCACCACCCTCACCTGTATTTACACTCTCGCCTACATTAAAGTTATTAGGTCCGCCAGTATCTACTACTAATTGTCCTAAATCAAGTAACACTTCTTTAATCATACCACCAACACCAGAGATTGATCCAGTAACAACTTGACCAATCTTAAAGTTTGTGTTGCCAATGTTAGTAGCTGTAGTGAGCATACGATATGGATAGTTTTTCTTTGCTGTTTCAAACAACGTATTCTGATCTAATGGCCAACCACCTTCTCGTAGCTTTTGATTAAGAAGAAAGAATGTCCAATAGTAATCGGTTGTACCATATAGTTTATATGATAGTGTATCTGGTCTATCGCCCTGCGGTACAGTATATTTCTCATAGAATGTTACATCATCAGAAATATTACCTAGTAAATCTGCGTATGTATTTAATACTTGAAAGAGAACACCTGACTCATTATCACCAAAGTTATAAACAGTTTTATTTAAGTTTTTAAAAAACATTAGTAACCTCCTCTGACTACATCATCTTTGTTAAGAGGTCTTGATTCTGTAAATGTAAGCGAGACATCAACATCTGTAAATCCACCATCTTCATGGAAACCCATACCACTTGTGTTATATGTTACATTAATATCTCTTAAATAAGATGGGAGTATTCTGGTAAAGACTTCTGAATTATTATAGAACATCTTAATCTCAAACGGATCAGGAAATCTATAACCAAGACTGATTGCATCTGCACCAATCTCATCAGGGTACATAACTGTACGGAATCTTTTAATGATTGCTTCGATTTGTTTAACTTCTGTTGCACTATTAGGTATCATTTTAAATTGGAATGCAAAACTACGAACTGGAACAGATTGGAATTGTGTTCTTACATTAGGGTTCATTGCTACACGTGTAGCTGCACCTAAGGCAGCATTTGTTTTTTCAAAACTTGAAAATCTATTTGCAACTCTTACTGCAGCAACAGCACCAGCTTCATCTTTCATACCATCAACCATACCATCAATCAAACCCTTTGAGCTGGTCTTAAATGCATCAAAGGCAGCTTTACCAAGAGATGATCCTGATTCAACAGAACCTTGGACACTTGCACCAATAGCACCGAGATTAGTTGTATCGCTATATGAAATACCATCACGGAAGTTAATGTTTGGCGGAAGATATAATTGTATCTTTGGTGTATCAGGGCTAGTTGCTGTATTGCCTGCTCTTGGTGTTCTTTTTACGGTTTGTAGTGCTACCGCTTTGTTAGTAGTAGTAGCAACATCAATAGCACCTCTATTTGTCTCGGCAAGTTGATCTAATCCAGTTAATTCATTAGCGCCAGTACCAATACCTTGAGCACGTGAATCAAATGAAATTTTTTCATTAGTCTCTTTATCAACAACAATTTGCTCACCTAAGGCAAATAATCTGCCTGCAGTGAGAGATGTTATCTTAATTTGTTCAAAGGTTATCTTTCCTGGGTATTCTTTTGGATCATTACCTAGTGGGAATGCTAAAAGAAACGATGAAGGTGAACGGCTGTTAGTCATTGTAAATACCTAATAAATAGAGTAGAAGTTTTCATTATTATTTATAAGGTAAATTATGGCATACTCTGGTAAATATAAACCAAAAAACCCAGCAAAGTATAAAGGTGATCATACAAAGGTAGTCTACAGATCCATGTGGGAAAGACATTGCTTTAAGTGGTGTGATGAGAACCCTATGGTTAAGGGCTGGTCTAGTGAAGAGGTAGTGATACCATACTTCTATGAGGTTGATAAGAAGTATCATAGGTACTTTATGGATCTAAAGATAACATGGAATACTGGTAAAGTGGATCTGATTGAGATTAAACCAGAAAAAGAAACCAAACCACCAGAATTTAAAGGTAGGAAGACCAAAAGGTATATTACCGAGGGGTTAACCTATGTAAAGAATATGAACAAGTGGAGTGCTGCCCAGACGTTCGCAGCAGATCGTGGGTGGGGTTTTCAGATTTGGACAGAGAACACTTTAGAATCCATGGGCATAAAGCCTAAATCTACTAAGAAACTAAAACCATATTCACGCAAGAAGAAAAAGTGATATAAATAACATTATGAGTAAACTATTCCAAAACCTAGAAGCCGAAGCATTTAAAGCTGGCATTACACCAAGGACAGATCAGTCTCGTGAGTGGTTTCGTCAACGTGCAAGAAACATTCGTAGGGTTAATCGCGAACAGCTGATGAAAAGTAATGAGGTAATACAAGGTAGTAAAAGTGTTATTGGTAACATGTATATGTTCTTCTATGATCCAAAGCATAAAAATACACTACCATACTACGATCAGTTCCCTCTTGTCTTTATTGTTGGTGATGCCAAGGGTGGTTTTACTGGTTTAAATCTACATTATTTGCCACCAACACTACGAGCTAAATTACTAGGATCATTAACTGATCTAAAATCTAATGATAAGTATAATGCATCTACCAAGTTAAGACTTAGTTATGATGTTTTAAATAACTCATCTAAGCATTCACTCTTTAAGCCTTGCTTTAAACAATATCTTACATCTCAAGTCCGGTCTCAATTCTCTATGGTACCAGCAGCTGAATGGGAGATCGCCACATTCTTACCTATGGCTCAATGGAAGAAATCATCAAGTACACAAGTTTATAGAGATTCAAGGAAAATGGTATGAGCTATAACGTAGAACAATTAAAATCTCTTATATCACGAAAAGGCGGTATAGCTCAAGCTAATATGTGGAAGGTATATCTACCTCCATTGCCTGGTGTACAAAGCTCTCGTGAGTTAAATGTGCTATGTAAAGATGTACAACTTCCAGGCAGACAGATTATAACACAAGAGCGTGTTATCGGTATGAAGCCTAAGAAAGTTGCCTATGCATATGGTGAGGAAGATGTTGCTATGACATTCTTACTCTTAAATGATTATGGCATAAAAGAATACTTTGAAGCATGGCAGAAAATGATTATTAATTTTGACACACAAGGTATTAAATACAAAGATGATTATTGTAGAGATATTATAATCACACAGCTTGCTAAAAGAAAAAAAGATGGTATAGATATTAACTTCAACATTGATCTAAGTGCTAATTCACTTGCCGAGATGTTTGATCTAAGTATCAGAACCGATATAGAAATTTATAAATGTAGACTGAGACGAGCATTCCCAACAACTATGAATGCTTTACAACTTAACAATGAGCAAAACGGATTGCTTGAACTAAACGTCCAGATGTCTTACGACAACTGGGAATCTATTTAATGGAGTAAATAATGGCACTACCTAAACTAAATGATCAACCTAAGTTTGATCTTATTATACCTTCTACAAAGAAGTCAGAACGATTTAGACCCTTTCTTGTGAAAGAAGAAAAGGTTCTCTTAATTGCACTTGAGACAAATGATGAAAGAGAAATGTTATCTGCTATTGCAGAAACTATTGAAACATGTTCGATGGGTAAGATTGACAAGAACACTCTTACATCTTTTGATATTGAATATCTGTTTACACAACTCAGAGGTAAGTCAGTAGGTGAAACAATTCAAATCAATGCTATCTGTGAACACTGTGAGGGTAAAACAGAATATAAATTAAATGTTGATAATATTGTTATGGAAGGTGGAGATGTTCCAAATATGGTACCACTTACAGATGATATTTCAATTGAATTAGAATACCCTTCATACCAAACAATTAAAGCAGAAACTAATTCAGAACAAACAGAATCAGAAGTTGCATTTGCTATGATGAGATCATGTGTTAAGGCTGTTCTTACCGAAGATTCAAGAACAGAAATGAAAGACGAAAGTCAAGCTGACGTGGATGCCTTTATTGACTCTATGAATAGTGAACAGTTCACTAAGATTAGAGAATATGTTGAAGGTGTTCCTACCATGAAACATACTATGAATTGGACTTGTGGTAGTTGTAATAAAGACAATGAAAGAATTTTATCAGGGATACAAGCTTTTTTCTCATAGGTCTGTCTCATAATAGTCTTGTTGCATACTACCAAACAAACTTTGCCCTAATGCAGCATCACAAATATAGTTTGACAGAGATAGACCAAATGATACCATGGGAAAGAGAAGTTTATCTGGGAATGTTGACTGATTGGTTAAAAGAACAAAAACAAGAAGCGGAACGGAATAAGTAAAATGGCATCATCGCTCAATGATCTAGCAAAAGAAGTCCGAGGCTCACGTGTAGCCACGGAACGTGTAGCTGACAGTTTTGAAAAATGGTTTAAGACTCAAGAACGTAGTAGGCTTGATCAGTTAGAAAAAGATAGAGAAGCCAAGAAAACAGCATATCAGGCTAAAGCAGAGTCAACACCAGCTGCAGAACCACAAGAGAAAAAACAAAATAGTTTTCTTAAAGGTCTTCAAAGCCCATTAGCTGGTATTGGTATAGGTGCTGCAGCCAAAGGTCTTGGAATTATGGGTGCTGGCATTGGTGCATTCTTCTTAGGTATGGCTGGAGCTGAGGCTATCATGGGCAAGTTTGCTGCAGATAGTGGCGGCGAGAATATAAAAAACTTGATGATTAATACAGCCGAGGGTCTCAAAGCCTTTGCTGCACCAGAGATGTTAAAGTTTGGTGCTTTGTTAGCTGGTGGTGCATTATTCGGTGCTGTTGCTGGACCTCGAAGGTCTACATATGCAGCTTTTGGTATGGGTGCTGTTGGTTTTGGTCTAGGTGCTTTTCTTACAGGCTTTAGTGTAGCAGACTGGGCAATAGAAAAGACTGGAGCTAATGGTGCTAACTTACCAATTATTGCTAAAAATATTTATGATACAATCTCTATCTTTACAAAGGATAATGTTGGTATTGCTCTTGGAGCTTTAGTCGGAGCCGGTGGTCTTCTAGGTGCTGCAGTAGGTGGTGGTAGACGTGGTGCTTTAGGTCTAGTAAGAGGTGCCAGTGGAGTAATTGGTTCTAATATGGTTACCTTTGGTATTGGTGCAGCACTTGGTTCTTTCTTCGCTGGCTTTGCTGCAGTCGATTCAGGAACAGAAAAGATTGGCGACGGCAGCAGAATTAAGAAAGTGGCACAGAATTTAAAAGGAACCCTTGAAGTATTTAAAGATATGAAATGGGTTACAGCTCTCGTAGCCGCTGGTGGGATCTTAGGTGCTGTTGCTGGTGGAACTGGTGGTGGTTTATTGGCTGCTTTCACTGGAGTTGTAGGTGCTAACATGGTTACCTTTGGTATTGGTGCTGCAATTGGTGCATTCTTTGCTGGCTTTGCAGCTATAGATGGTGCTACCGCATTTCTAACTGGAGATAAGACTGGTTCGGGTTTAAGAGACATTGCTGCTAACATGGCTGCAGCCATAACAGATTTAAGTACCATTAATGCCGAAAAAGCTACTGCTGCTGCTGGTGCTATTAGTGCCATGGGCGGTGCTATGTTTAAGTTTTTTGGAGCCCAAGGTCTAGGTACTGTTACCAGTCTAACTGATGCAGGTCTTACTGCACTTAAAAGTGTATGGAATTGGATTACAGGTAAAGAAGCTGATTCTAGTGCGACAGGACCAATAGCAGATATTTTAAAAGCAATGGCTCCTCTTGAATCATTAAACGAGAACACTATTACAAATGCCAATACATTAAGTGAAGCCCTTGATAAATTATTTACATCATTTAGCAATATTGCGTCAATTGGATCTGTAGGCGATTTTGGAAAAAATATGGCTTCAATGGTTAATGATTTAGGTTTTGTGCTTAATGTTTTACCTGCTCTTATTAATGGTGGTAAAGTTATGGATGGTACACAAAACTGGTTATCAGGTATCCTTGGTACTGATAGAGGTGTTGTTGCTGACTTTGGTGGAGGTCTTAAAAGTCTTAAAGCTGAAGATTTAAAAACACTTAAAGAGGGTGTTGATGGTTTATATAAGGCATTAGGTGTACAAGTACCACCAGTACCAACAGCTGAGCCTATATCAGATGTAGAAAAACAATTAGAACCAGCTATGAAAACATTAGACGCAGTAGTAAGCGAAATAAGAGAAAAACGAGCTCAAGCAGGCGCTAGTATTGTTGATGCATCTTCAGTAGTTACAAACATTGAAGGCGCTAAACAGATAAACATTCAGGGTGCACAAGGTTCTTCTGTAGCCACTGCAGATGAAGCAATTGGTTGGTCAAATGAATACCAACGATTCATGTAAAAAAAGG